TAATTCATTTTTATTAATATTTTTAGGATTTGCTGTAGCAAAAAAGGGAATATAAGCATAAAATAAATATAAAAATATAGATATAACAAAGAATATGGCACCAATTACTGTAATATATAATGTAGAACCTAATGAACTTTTACTAACACTAAATAATACAAATACAAATCCATAAATTAAAAATAAAAATAAAAATAAAACAGTATAATCTAAACCTTTGAATCCCGAAGGAATAGATTCTTTTTTACCATACGCATCATCTGTAATATTATATTTTTCAATGTCTTCCAAATATCCACATACTTGTCCAACAAAAAAATAACATAAAATTAGTAATGGAATAGCAATACCAAATCCTAAAGACACATAATAAATAATATTTTTACTTGAATTTTCTTCTATTAGATTCACCATATTCGCAGCAACATCAAATGATGAGAAAAATCCTTGTATTAAAAAATAAATACTTAATAAAAATACTAAATACATAACTGTTTTGATATTTGCAAATTTATCAAATATTTCTTTAACACTCATTGAATTATTAAATAAATCAAATGATGAGGAATCATATACTCTATTTCTTGTTGATGCTAATTGACATAATAAATAATTCAAATGATTAGCTATTTTTTGTTCTCCACCATTTTTACATTGATTTGTAACATCATTTAAAATTTTTTGTTGATTTTTACTTGAAACATTCGATGTACCACATGTTTCTGAAATATCTCCTTTAATAATATTATCATAATATACATTTGCGTCTTCTTTACTAGTCATAAGATTATTCATATCAATTGAGCAATTATTAGCTAATAATGTTTTTAAAGTTGATGCTGAATTATCAGTATTCGATTTATATTTATCAAAATATCCAATATTAGGAGGATTCGGCATTCCTGGTACAAATGGATTATTTCCATCTTGATTTAAATTAGAAACACTTTCTGACATATCTAATAATAATATAGATTAATTTTTTTTAATTATTATTTTTTTACAAAATATATTATAATACTTATTATAAATACTATAAACCAGTAAATTATATTCCATACCATTGTATTTTTTGAATCAATCATATAATTACCAATTAAATTAATAATAAAAACAGCTTGCCAAAATATATTCATATATAAAGGACTGAATGTTTGTCCATAAAAAACGTTATTAAAAAATTGTAAAAATGGAGTTAATATTAATAAATATAAAATTACTTTTAGAATTGTATTTTTACTTTTCTTTATAATATTATTATTATTTACATTATTTTCAAAAGCTTGTATAAAATATTCTGTATCAACACCCATTGATAAATACTTCATAATATTACTTTTATCAAAGTATTTTACATATTGTTCAAATCTTATATAAGGTAATAATACTAATATTGATAAAAACCATGGACTTGTAATAGGTCTTGCAAATAGTATATATACTGAAATTATTCTTATTAAAGAATAAAACCATTTATTGGCGCCTAATCGAATTTCTTGATTAAAATATTTAAATGTCCATAAATTATAATTATAACCATAAAATTTCTTTTCTTTTGTATATTTTTGAAAATAACTAACATAGTTTTCACATAAATTTTTTAATAATTTTTTATTATCCTTATCAATATTTTCATTATCTAATAAAACTTCTATTGCTAATTTTGCGTCATCAATAAATTCATTATCTTTGTCCCAACTAGTATTTACACTAACATCCAATGTTTGTAATATTTTATGATATAATTCTAGAGCATTTATTTTATCTTTTTCTTGTATTTCAGAATTATCAATAAAATCTTTTAATTTTTTAATATAATCATTTAATGTATTCCCTTGATTATTTTTATTACCTTTAGAATCTAGATTTGTTTGATCTAATTCAAAAGGAATTCCTTTTGATTTAAAAAAATCTTCTAATTGAACCAAAATATGATTTTTATCTTTAGCATTTTTTTTTAATTGTTTCATTAATTCAGCTGGTTCAACATCTTCTAATTTTACAAATTTTGGTTGATATTTTTCTAATAATTCATAATTAATTCTTTTTATACCCTTTATAAATATTCTATATGTATCATCATCTAATTTATCTTCAACATAATATTCATGTAAAAATGAATTAAAATTAAATTCAATTGGTAAAACATAATTTGCTTGACATCCCAAATAATTTTTGCTTTCAGCTGTACCACCTATCAATGGTATTACATTCATTTCTTGATTATTATAATCTGTATTTGTGATAGATTCTAAGAAATTTCCTAAATAGAAATTATAAATTAAAGTGATTAATGGTGAAAATATACAAGTCAAAAAATCATATAATTTTTGATTATTATCTCCTATCTTAAAAACAGTTAAATAACTATACAACATATTACCGCTTGGTAATTTTAATCCAAATCTTTTAATCACTTCATTACATACTTTTTCTAAATTAATATCATATTCATAAACATCCTTTTTTTCTACATATTTTGCTTTTAATTTATTATAAATATTTCCTTTTGTTGGTAATGTTAATAAAATTTTATAAAAATAATTGATTATACAAAAACTTACAATAGAACTTATAAAAAATAATGTAATATGATTTAATTTATTATATAAAATGAAAAAAACTAAATAAAATATTACACTAAAGACTATAAATAATCGTGCTGCACTAGGGAAAAACATACCAAATAGTGTATTTACTTGCTGATATAATAAAAGGAATGAACTTATTCCTATAATAAATCCTAATCCACCAAGATTATAAAATTTAGGATAATTCATATAAAATGGAATCATTAATCCAATGATAAATAAAGAAATTGTACTGTAATTTCCTTTATTAGAAAATATATTTTCATAAAAATAACTGTAATTTATTTTATACAAATAATCTTCTATTTTTTTCTGATCATAAACTTTTAATTCACTATTATTTGTTCTATAGTATAAATAATAAATTAAATCTTTATTTGATATATCTTTTATATCTTTTTTTCTTATATTTTCTTCTATAAGATTAAAAGTAGATGCCATCTAATAATTATTGAGAAATTAAATTAAAATATTTAATTTGCTCATTAAAAAAAATAAATTATATTTACATGCCAATCATTCTAATACCAGCAAATTGAGAACCAATACCAATACCAGTACCTAATCTTGCTGCTTCTGAAATTCTTGGAGAATACATATCTAAAATAGCAAAAGTAACTGCTGCGGTTATTGATATGGCAATTATTTGTTCTGCTTTCAAATTAGAAAAATAACATGCAATACCTACAGCTAAACCCTCAAATAAATATTTTAAAAATCTAGTTAAAATTTCTGTAAAGTCAATTGTTTCCATTATAATTAATATAGATATATTTTTTTATGAAAAAAAATAACTTAAAGATATATTTAAAATAAATATTATAATGAGTTCCTTTTCACAAGAAGATAATAGTATAAATGAAGATTTTTTAGAAGTTGATCCTAAAATTCCTGGGCAAAATTTCTGTTGTTTGTCTTTTGTATCACCGGATAAAGTAATTAAACAAAAAGAAGTAACTTTTGTTACAAAATTCCTAGAACATCTATTTAATGGAGATGACCAATATACAATTGATATGAGAGAAAAAATGACAAAACAAGAAGAAAAAGTTAGTTATGAAGATGTTAAAAAATTTTATGAAGATTGGAAATATTCTAGAAATGATAAATTAGAAGCTGAGTTTTATGAGCAAAATGATTTTAGAACAACTATGAGAGGTCTAAAAATCAGAGGTACATATGACACACATAAAGAAGCTTCTGTACGTGCTCAAGTATTGAGAAGAAAAGATCCATCTTTTAATGTATTTGTTGGGCAAGTTGGTTCTTGGTTGCCATGGGATCCTGAATGTGATAAAATACAAGAGCAAGAATATCAAGAACAAATGTTGAATGATTTAGTTAAAAAATACAAAGAAAATATGGATGATAGCAATGATATGTATGATCAATTAAAAGAAGATCAAATCAAAAAAGCACGTGAAGAATTGAAAGAGAAAAAGGCAAAACTAGCAGAGCAAGAAAATGAAGTAGTAAAAGAATCAACTCCAGAAGATAAACAAAAGATTGAAGAATTGAGAGATATTATTGATGAATCTGATAAACAATATTATGATAATATGAAAAAAATGCAAGAGCAAAAAAAGAATGCTGAAATAACAGTCACTGATGTTTCTGATGAAAAAGAAGAACAAAGTGAAATTACTGTTACTGATAACAGTGAGCAAATAAATTCTCAACAAGAAGCTATTAAAGAAGAAATCATTAATGGACTTGAGTCTGAAGATCCTTGGATGAAAAATAAAAAATCACAAGATGCTGAAGTAGAAAGTAGTGAAGTACAAAATGCTGAAGCATAAGATATTGAAATTTAAATTTCGATAAATTACATTTTTTTTATAAATTATTATTATGAATAAATCAAAAATAATAATTAACAATTTTAAAAATAAAGAATACATATGTAAAAATAATATATGTGTATATACTTTAGTGATAAATGATAAAGTTATATTATTTTATTATGACAAGGAAAATGATATATACCTTTATGGAAAAATAAAAAAATCATCCAATGAATCGATTATAAATAGTAAGAGTATTGATTGTCATGATTATTATTTAAAAGTTAATAAAATAAATAAAAATATAAATATAAATTTATTAAAAAGAAGAAATAATTACAAAATCATAGAAAATATAAAACACATGAAAACATGTTTTACACAGGGTTTAGTGATACATAATAATTATTTATATGAAAGTTGTGGTTTGTATGGATATTCGAAATTATTAAAAAAAAATTTAAAAACGGGGAAAATAGAAAAGAAAATAAATATAAAAAATACAATATTTGCGGAAGGAATAACAATTTACAACAATATTATTTATTTACTAACATGGAAATCACAAATTATATTATGTTTTGATTTAGATTTAAATTATATTAATTCTTATAATATTAATATTCCGAATAAAGAATGTTGGGGAATAACACATAATAGTAAGAGTTTTATTATATCAAATGGAAGTAATAAATTATATTATTACAATTTTCCTAAAAAGAATTCTAAATTTTTAAAAAGTAATTCAAATATTTCAGTCAAATATAATAATACAATGATTCATAGATTAAATGAATTAGAGTATGTTAATAATTATATTTATGCTAATATTTGGTATTTAAATTATATTATAAAAATTAATCCAAGTAATGGTAAAATTGTTGATGTTTTTAATTTGAAATATTTTAATAAATTTGAAAATACAAAAAAAGATGTTTTAAATGGTATTGCATATGATAAAAAGGATAAAATATTTTATATAACCGGAAAGAATTGGACAAATATATATAAAATGAAATTATTTTAATTTTTTTGGATTATTTACACAATTTAGTATTCATAATAAAAAATAAATATTTTTTAATTATTTAATTTTAATTTACAACAACTGGTTTTCTTAAATCGTCATGTGGTATTTCATTATATTCTGGATTATCATTTTTTTTGACATCAAAAACAGAACCAAAATTAGAATATTGAGATTCTAAACCATCAAACCCTACTATACCATTCATGGGACCACCATTCATAGCAAATTCATTATTATATTCCCAAACATTTGGTTTTTCTTCTGCTTGTCTTACTTGATTATCAATTTTAGTAACTTCAGTAATAATATTATTTGTTTTTTTATTTAAATCTTCTAAAGAGGTAGATTGTAGTTGATTTTCATTTAAACTGTCATAATTATTTTGTATTTTATATAATTTCGAAGTATCTAAAACATTAGATTCAAAATTAGGTGTGTTTTCTTGGTTTAAATAATTATTACCTGGTAATACAGTATGTTCATTTTTTTCTTGAAATTCTGATTTTTTAGGTGGATTTTCTAAAGAATTACTTATTTCGTTCATTCTTTTAATAAATTCATTATCTTTTTCTTTACTTTCTAATAAGAAATCTAATGAATTATCCTCAGGTTTATTTTTTAATGGATTAATGAAACTTTCTTTTGTATTTCCAATATTTATTTCATAGTCAATATTTATAATTATGATATGTAATATAAATAGTAATATTAATGCATGAATAATTACTCTAAAATTCATTTATATAATATAAGAAGAAAAAATAAATAAATAACCTCAATAATTTTTAAATTTATTTAAAAATATTTTACTTTTAATTAATTATGAAAGAAATAACTATATTAATTCAATTTGAATTAAAATACTATTTACAATTATTTCACATTTTAAGTAAAATATATTTTTATTTCGACAAAATTAACATTCAATGTAATAATAATTATTTACCAATTAATTTTATTATATATAATAGTTTATGCAATGTAAATTTTATAGACTTAAAAAAAGATGAAGAAGCAAAAAATAGTATATCTTTTGAAAATAATCAAAATTTCATAAATAAAATGAATATATTTAATTTTGAATTTATTAACAATAAAAAAAGTATATTAAATCGAGATATATCTCAAGAAAATAATTTTTATATAAAATTAATAGAAAATGTATCTGAACAATATATTTTTTATTTTAATTATGATTCTAGCCGAGTTATAAATTATTTTAATGATTTATATGTATATAATCCGAATCATGATTTTTATGATGAAGACGATGATTATTTTGGGAAATGGGCTGATTTAAAAACAAAAAATATTATTTATTATTTAAAAATTGTAGAAAATGCATCTGAATTACATATATATGATTTAGATATGTTATTTTTAATATTAGAAATTGATGTATCACATATATCCAATAAATATTTTTACTATCATGATATTTTAATAAAAGAAGAGGACAGTAGATTAAAAGATTGGAATGTAATACTGTATTAATTATTAAAAAATAAATATAAATTGAATAAACTTAAAATAATAATACTAAATTAGATTATGACGTCATTAAAAGCAATACAAAAATTAAATTTAATAATTGATGATGAAGATAAATGTAAAAACATTGAAAGTTCTATTTATGAATATTCTTCAGAACAATGTAGAAGTAAGAACATAGAACCGGATATAGAAAATAAATATTTTAAAAGAATTTATGTAAATAAGTTAATGAGTTTATACAACAATTTGGATAAAAATTCTTATATAAAAAATGAATCATTTTATGAAGAAGTTATGGATAATAATATTGATATTTCTAAAATAGCATTTTTATCACCACAAGAAGTAAATAAAAAACATTGGAAACAATATATTGATAAACAAAGTGCCGCGGATGAATTTTTATATAGTAGAACAGCGGGTATTCGTACAACAGAATATAAATGTGGTAGATGTAAAGAACGTAATTGTTCTTATTATCAATTACAGGTAAGATGTAGTGATGAGCCGATGACAACATTTATTAATTGTTTAAATTGTGGAAATACGTGGAGTTTTAATTAACTTAAAACTATTTTTTTTAATTAAATATAAAATGTCTTATACTATTTATATTTTAATAGCAATTGTTATTATTATAGTAATTTATTTAATATATAATTATTTCTTCAAAAGCAAACCATTAATTAAAGATAATATTACTTCAAGTAGTGATTCTATTGAAGAATTTAAGGAAAAAGAAATTGATATTACCAAGGGTAATCCATATTTTGATATATCAATTGGTGATGAAAAGGTAGGAAGATTAAAGTTTGAATTATTTGATGATGATGTACCTAAAACATGTTCTAATTTTAGATATTTATGTGCTAAAGGGTTAGGAGATAAGAAAGATGCATGTTATAAAAATTCAATATTTCACAGAGTAATTAAAGAATTCATGATACAAGGTGGTGATTTTACTAATTTTGATGGTACGGGTGGGTTAAGTATATATGGTGATAAATTTGAGGATGAAAACTTTAATTTGAAACATAATCAACCAGGTTTATTAAGTATGGCAAATAGTGGTCCAAATACAAATGGTTCTCAATTTTTCATTACATTAAAAGAAACTCCATGGTTGGATGATAAACACGTTGTGTTTGGCATTTTATTAGACGGGTTTGATATAATAAAAAAAATTGAAAATTTATCTACTAATGAAGAAGATAAGCCATCTAAAGAAATAAAGGTTATAGATTGTGGTATATCATACGATGACGAATAAAAACTTAGAATGGAATCAATTTGAACAAATTTTAAAATTTATTACATATAATTATGATAAAGATGATTTTTATGCTACTATTCCCGATAATCATGTAATTATAGGGGGTAAAAATAAAGGATATACAATAAGTAAATTGCGATTATATCAAAATGCAAGGGATACAACAATACAAATTGATAATGTAGTTTTTTATTGTGAATTACTTACACGTAATACAGATAATAGTGTTTTGTTGCGGGTTGAATATAAAGATGACATAGATGAACCAAAAATTAAAAAAATTCAACAAACACGATTGATAAAATATATTGAAGCAATGCTATTAGGATTTGATAAATATGGAAAGCAATATGAAGATAATCCAAAAGAATTTTTTGAAGATGATTTGAAAATATATGATGGATTTGGAAACGATGCTTGGTAATATTTTAAAAGAAAGCAATTTAAAGTAATTATAATAACTAAGTATGTACAGAAGAATATGATGAAGCAATTCGTAAGCCCTAATTTAAAGCATAACAATGGTAAAATTTATTTTTTAAATAAAAATGAGTTAAAAAATAAAGATTGGAAATTTATTAATGAAAATTATTATTATAATATAGATGAAACAAGAGTTAATTTTGACGAATGTACTGTAGAATTAATAGTAAATGATTATAACGATGAAATTTTAGTAAAATGTAATTTTGCGAATAATATTAATGAAAATGAAGTAAATAATGTATTTAGTAAAGTAAATAGTGGAATTTGCCATTTGGAAGATTGTGGTGAATGTTATAATTTTGTGATTTAAATCATGTAATTTTTTTATTTATATCTGACATTATTATATATAATGTCAAATAACCCTGATTTAGAATTAAAATATCATTTAAATAGAATATTATTAATTAATTTAGATGAAGACAAAAAAGAGTTTTCTGAATTACCTGAAGAATATAACAATTTTAACTATTCACGCATTTATATAATTATTGTATGCACCCAAAATTCATTATCAGGTACAAAAAAACATTTTCAAAATTGTTTTCAAGAATTTATAAAAGATTTTGGTTTTGATTTATTATCTAAAGTAGATGCTACAACACAAGGTTCTAGAATGACTACAACATTAAAAGGACGAAAACATAATTATAATGTACGTACAAGAGTGTATTATAAAAAAGATATGGTACATCTATTATTTAATCCAAAGAAATTTTTGAATTCGTATAATAAAACTAAACTAATAACTACAAGATGGAGTAAAACAAACAATAGACATAGTAATGAATCAAATATTATAAAAAATGAATATTTTGATAATTATCCATTAATAATGAATAGTTATAATATATTTCGAGAAACGTATAATAAAAAAGGAAAAGGATTAATATGTGTAAATTTAAATTTTAATTTATTAAATGGAAAAATATTATCATTATTAGTACTAAATAAAAACAGTGAATCTAATCAAAACGGTGGAGCAACTAATGAAGTAGCACCATTAATGAATAATAATACATTAAAAGCTAAATTTAAATTAAATAACAATAACAATAAAATAATTACTACAACATGTACTATTAATGGAATAAAAACAAATAACAATAATAACAAGTTAATAATATATCCTAAGCAAAGAGAGGAAATAACTAATAATAACATTATGAATATAAATAATTATAAAAGATTATTATTAAAAATACCTTACGTAAATAAAATAATAAATGAACTTAAGTCAGTCCAAAATAAAGAAGATTTCAAAAAATATGCTGATATTTTGATAAACAATGGAAATATAATTAAAAAATGTGATGAAATTGAGAAATTAAGAATTATTTTAGATTCTAATCCAATTAAAGAATTAAATAAAAAAAATAATAAAATATTAAATTTAAAACGTTTTACAATAAAAGAGTCACATATAATTCGTTCTAAAAATAGTGTAGTAGCTATTTTAAGTGAAAAAAAAATTTAAAATAAATATCTTTTATAATATTAATGGAAGTAAATAAAACCACAATATATTACATAATTGTCGCATCAATCTTTTTAATGAATTTTTCATTTATACCTTTATTATTAGAAGTTCTTCAACAAAGAAATATGACTAATATTCCATATTTAACATTAATAACTATGCTTATTTCACAGATATTATTATTATTTGTTGTATTTTATAGAGGTTATTATTATCATATATTTATTTATTTAGTTGGGTTTGTTTGTATAAGTACATTATTATTTTTAAAACCTATGTATGATAATAAGAATATTCAAGTAATTAATAGAAATGTATATAATATTATAGAAGAAAGTAGGGATTTAGATTCTGAATAAAAAAAGACTTAAATAAAAATAAATAATATATATTAATTATGACTCTCATATTTAAAATTTATGATAAAATTTCAGTTAAGTTTTTAAAGAATTATTTACCATTACATCTACATAAATATATTGAAAAAAAACCATTAACAGTTAGAGGAAGATGGGGTAATATTGTAAATGACAACAAAGATGTTAATCAAAAGCATATAGATATTACTTCAAATTTAGCAAATCATGATAACTGTGGACCATGTGGAATAGAAACAATAAAAAAATATAATGATAAGGATAATTAACGGACATGTTTATCAAAATTATCCATATAATGATGATTATAATGGTGGTCTGTAATTTTAGCGGGTTGAAAATATATAATATTAGTTATATCTTTTTCAGTTGGTCTAACAAATTGGATTCTATAATCTTTCATATTGACAGGTTGATACAAATTCAAAAAATAATTTGATTCAGGATATTGTTTTAATATTGTATTTAATTCATTTAATTGTTCTTTTTCAACACCTAATGAAACTTTATCAATATGTTGTGTAGCCCAATCTGATGTTATTTTTATTTTTATATTTTTTAAATCTTGAATTTTATATAATAATTGTTTTATATAAAAATCTTTATCATCTAAATCATATTTTTTATGCACTAATTCAATACCTATGCTTAACATATAACTTTTAACTTTTTCTATTTCATTATCATCAACTTTTTCTAATGAGATACTAGTACCTGAATCTGTTTCTACATATTTATTTTCTGTTTTATATAATAATCCTGTTAGAAATATCTTTTTTAATTCTTCAAATAATTCATTAAAATTATTATTTTTTAAAGTTATATTATATGAAAAGGGATTTTTTACAGGGTCATTAAAAAACTTTTCTAATGAATAATTATCCATATATTTATATTATTTTTTTTTTATTAAAAATAAGCATATTATTAAACTTTATTTTTATATTACATTAATATAAAAATAAATCTCCCTGATGTGAATCGAACACATGACCTGTGGATATATGTATGTATTAAAACTTTTACAGTCCAACGCTCTACCAACTGAGCTACAAGGAGATATATTTATATATAATTATTTCTTTAAGTCATTTTATATTTCATTATAAATAAATATGATTTATGACTACCATAAGTAACAAAATGATTATTATCAATCATATTTATACTATCTATAGTAAAATGTTGATTGGAATTTAATAATTCGAAAACATTATCATAATCAAATACATTTCCTGTCTCACTAGAAGATATATTTTTAATTAATTTACGTAATGTATTTTTATAATATGCTTTTTTTTTTGTACTTAATGAAATATAAATATATAAATTTACTTTAAAAAATTGCGCAATTTTTAAAATTTTATCTAAATAACTAATTGTTTGAACATGTAATAAAATAATTTTATTAAAATTTATATTTTGGTATTCTGTTATTATTTGTTCTAAACTTACCAATTCATAATGAATTAAATTATTACACTCTTCGTGATTAATTTCATCACGTAATTTTTCTATATTATTTATTGAATTAAACAATATATATAAATTTATATTATATTTTTTTAAATGATGGCTATAATATGTTAAAGGATTGAAGTAATTTTGATTTATTATTAAAATATTATCATTACTATTATTTAATAAAAATGTATTATATATATTTTTATAATATTTATCCATAATATTATTATGTATTTTTTGTATGTGAAACATAATAAATTATACTATAATTAATAGTATAATTTTAAATAAAAATATATTTATTTAATATAATGAATTTTAAAGAAATACAAGAAGATGTCAAAACACCTAAATTTATAACAACCTATATTACTATATTTATTATTTTATTCATATTTACTTCATTAATGAAATTTATTGGTAGCTTACCTATGCTTATAATATTAACATTTGTTTTAACTTATTATGTTGGTAAAATGAATATGAAAAAAATAGAAAAATTTGCTAATTTTACTTAAATTCTTTCTTTAAATCTATTGTCATTTTGATTAAATCATCAATAGTATTATTTATTATTTTAAATAACTCTTCTTTTTTCCCTTCTATTTTTATTTTTAATATAATATCGTTTTTTAATGGATGTTCCAAACTATATCCAGAATAAGTTATTTCTTTATTTTCCAACAAATATGTTGAAAATAAATTTCCTAATGTATCATTTTCTTCATATAATGTAAAATGATAAAAATCATTTTTATATTCAAATGTATCAAATTTTGTCTTTAAATCATTTAATTTATTTACTAATACATCACATGCTATTTTAATTAATTCTGTTGAATCAAAGAATCCAATATTTTCATAGTAAAAATCATATATATTTGGCTCATTTTTTGAATTTAAATCATAATTTCTTTCTCTTTCTATTACTTCTTCTTTATCATAATTAAGATTATTAAATGTAACTACACATGATGATACAGGACTATGTGGCGACCCACCAATAAAAGCATTTGATTTTTTTAAATTTGCCTCAAAATGAATAAATTGTTCCATTTGCAGTTTAGTAAATAATATATCCTGATGTACAAAGAAATCATTAATATCTAGCTCTTTGTCAGTAGTTCTATCTTTTATTTTAAAATCAGATACATAAACGTCATCAATAGTTTGTTTTTCATTTTTCTTATTACAACTAACCTGTAAAAATTCATAATTAACGTTTGTTTTATTAGATAGTATAGGAATTAAACATAAACGACTTTTTAGAAATTCACTATTAAATAGTGAATTATTTTCTATAAAAGTAGTGTCCTTAAAATCAATGACATAACAATCAATATAACTTATTAATATTCTTCTTAAAGCATTTGTGAAACTGATTTTATATAAACCTTTAGAATTATTTAATTGAAATTTGACAATATTGTCTTCAACTGAATAATTATTAATTATTGTCATTATAGTATTAATATTATTTATTTCTTAAATAATAAAAAAATCAATTATTTATTTTTTATTAAAAAATGCGTTATTATAAAAATACATTTTTATCAATCATAAAATATGAGTAATAACTTAGTCTTATTTTATAGTAATAAATGTATTCATTCTAAAGAATTTTTAACTTTATTACATAAAGATAATAACTTAAATAACCAAACTACAAAAGTTAATGTAGATAATCCAAATATTAAATTACCACCATATATTAAATCTGTACCATCTTTAATTGTAAATGAAAATAATAAGCCAAATTTATTAGTTGGAAGTAAAATATTTGATTGGTATAATCAAAAACATAAACAAAATATTTCAAAAGAAACAATTATGGAATGGGATCCATGTACTATGTCAGGATATTCAGACGCATTTTCATATTTGGAAAATGAAGATGTAATGAAGAAAAGTTATAGTTTTGTTAATGATGATGACAAAATTAATACACCTGATGAAAGTAATTTTGAATCAAGTAAAAGTGGTTCCGGGCAAGTAAAATCTGAACTAGATAATGATTATGAAAATTTTATGAGTAAAAGGTCTGGTGAAGTTTCTGCACCAATTCAAAGAATGTCTTAAAAAAATCAATATAAAAACTACTTAAGTAAATTATTATTATTTATATTATGAGTACGAAACAAATTATTATTACACAGATTACAAATTTTATAAACGAATTATGTACAACTTATCCAGATAAAAAGGATATGATTGTATTTCAAGAGAAATTTAATATGGTTAAAGGAATTAATTCACAACTAGTTATTGATTATTTTATTAAATATATATATCCATTCAAAGACATGATAGTGAATCAAAATGTTGATTTTTTCATCGATGGAGGTGGACAAGAAGAATTAAGTGATAAATATGGATTACGTCTTCGAGATAATTTAACAAATTTATGGAAGAATGAAATGAATGAAGAAAATAAGAAAATTGTATGGAAATATCTAAAAACATTTATATTATTGATTGAAAAATATATTCGAGAAAATGTATAATTAAAGTATAGGATTTTATTTAAAAATTGATTTTTTTGTAAATATACAATAAGTTTAAAATCTTTTAGTATGGCAAGTTTCTTTGATCTATCTGATTCAAAGAAAAAAATTTTAAGTCTCAATGAACTACACGATTATGCTGAACGTTTAGAGATTAATGTACATAAAACATCTACGAAAACAGGAAAAGAAGTAAAAAAGACAAAAAATGAATTAATTGAAGAGCTTAATGAAAAGCAATTTTTGAATAAAATAGCCAAAGTAAAAAAGGATAATAAAAAACATAAAAATGAAAAAAATAGCATGAAACATATACCAAAAGTATTATTATGGATTGATAATGAAAAAGATAAATTTAATGATGAAGAATACAAGAAAAATATGTTGAATTCTAACTATTTAGAAAATAAATATAAAATAAAATGTGAATTAGGTTCGATTGTTTATTACGGAGACTATTATATGATAAATAAAGATAAAGAATTTATTTTATTAAATGTAATTGATTCTGAAATAACACAAAAAATGGAAGATTATTTGATAATTCCATTAGAAATTAGCACACATTTAAATAATCCAATTTTATTTTTTGAAAAATTAAATGATATTAGGATTCATATTGGAAAAATAGAATTAAATAACAAACATAGTTATGTAATTAATAAATTAAATTTAGAAAAAGATGATAAATTAAATGGAATTAATTTCAATTATACTTATTCATTTAATGATGATAAATTTAATTTTGAAATTGAATTTAATTATTTAGGACCTAAGGGAATATTTAATAATAATTATCCTAAATATAATTTTTTTCCAAAAGAAGACATATCATTAATTCGATTAGTAGATTTTCATAATAAATTATCTAACCAACAATTTTTATTTAATTTTAAATTATTTGGTCCCCCAGAAATGGATATTGTTCCTCAATGGTGTGAATCATTATTAATTAAAGACTTAAATAAAACAAATGGAAATAAAGAAAAAAATGAAGATAGTATTTACGATTGTGTTATTTACACAACACTGTACAGTAAATATAAAAATAAAGAAAATATTCATCAACAATTTGAAGAAGAACTTAATAGTACTAATGAAGAGTTTTCTATGATGTTAAAAGATTCAGATTTTTTAACATTGATTGATAAAAATGACTTTAATAATTTTATTGAGGAATATGAAGAATTAATGTTAAAATAATTTAATAAATATATTTAAAGTATAATTTATAAAAATAATTATAATGTATTTCAAATATTTTACTATAACAGGTTTTGCGTTAACAGGGGGTTATGCATACAATATTCTAGAAAATATGTATATTAGTAAAAATAGTAAATATGGGTTTATGTATGAAAAATATAATTTTTTTAATTATGGATTTTTTATAGGTATGGGATTAGGTTCTTGTGCTCTTTATATAAATTCTAAACTTCTAAAATCTTCAGGTTAATTTTTATTTTTTTAATTAATTTTATTTTTTAAATAATTTTTTGAAAATAAATCCCAAATATCTTTATCTTTTGAACGTGGCCAATAAAAATTACCAACATATTTATCACCACCTCCTCCTTTCGGATGTCTTCCAATATTACCTAGTGTTTTTGCTATTTTAGGTAAATTATATTTTGGCTTTCCACCATGAAATTCACAAAGTTGTACTCTATAAGCTTGATTTATATATTCGTATCCCCATAATACAGCAAAATGAATATTTTCACCTCGTTTTTGTGAGTTTGTTAGCATTTGTCTAGCAACCATTCTTGATAAAACAGGATCATTATAATTTAATACATATACTGGATGACCTTGAAATGTTTGTTTTCGAGCATTTCTTGCTACTTGTTCTTTAATATTATTTGCTAATTCATCGTAATAATGTCCTACTAATGTTGATATATTATCAAACTCACCATTTATAGCATAATCTAACTTTTCAAAATCTTCTATTGTGTCGAAATTTATTTTTAAATAAGGGCTGTGAAATAATCTGTAATTGAAAAAAGAAGTCATACTTCTATATTTGCTTAAATAAGGTAATTGTAATTTTCTGTCATCATTATCAATAAGTTGATAATATATTGGAACATCTTTTTTAGGATAAAAAAATTTCCATGTATAAGCAACGGTTGCGTGATTACTTTTACCAACAAAATGGTTAGTATTATTTTGATTTGCTATAGCATGGTCATCAATAATATATACATTTTTTGCTAGACTTTTAATATGTTTTAAATTTTCTTCATTATATTGGAGATCTAATATTAAAATATTTTTACCTTTCATGTCATTATCATATTTTGTTAATCTATTATTTATTTTTCCTATTCCTGATGATGGTTTTGCTGGAATAATTGTTATATCAGTTTTTTTATTTTCTAGTAAAAATTTTATAGCAATATTTGCTGACATAATACCATCACTATTACTTGTATGAAAAATAATACAATTAATACCTTTTTTTTTAATCGCTGTTATTTTTTTTGAAAAATTAATAATATCATCAAACGAATTTTGATATATTTCTATTTCTTCTTTATAAGTTTTATCTTTATTATTTTTATTTAATGAATTTATATTTTTTATTTGTTTAGATAATTCTCTATTAAATGGACGAATAATAACATTTTTACTATTTATTTTTGAATTATTTTTACTATTTATTTTTGAATTATTTTTACTATTTATTTTTGAATTATTTTTACTATTTATTTTTGAATTATT